ACTTGTAGCAAGTTCTACTGCACCGACAACGGTATCAGAAGCAGAACGATATGTGTTTGAAGCACCAGAAATATCTTTGTTTGTGAGCGCGTCTGTCGACGATATTGTCGGGACTGATACACCACTAGCCTGCAATCTACCTGTTCCTTTTGGAACGATGTTTACGTTGATGTTTGTCGATGAACCCGACGCAGTTTGTGTAGTCGTTCCTGTACCACCAGCGATGTCGATATAATCGGCAGAGTTTGTACCAATATTTACAGGCGCGGCTATTGTTGCGTTTACTCCACCGCCACCACCCAGAGAAATAATAGAAGTACCGCCAGAGTTTTGGAGAGCGATACCACCAGAACCAGAAGCGCGAATTGTCGGGGTTACAACTACACCTGTACCGTTTGGAGTAAGGTTGATATTACCGTTTGTGTCGGTTGAAGATACAGTGTTTCCATCAAGCCGTAGATTGTCTACGTTCAATTGAGTAACGCCAGAAACAACACCTGCGTCGTCTACGCTAACGACGGAGTTCTGAATGAGTTTTCCAGTTGTTGTATCGAATCTTGCTACGGCGTTATCAGTAGCAGAAGCAGGTCCGACAACATCACCAGTACCTGTTGGAGTTGCCCACGTATTATCACCACGCAAGAATGTCGATGCGCTCGGTGTTCCTGTTGCAGATAGATTGTCGAGGTCGATTGGGTTTGCAGTAATTGCCTGCCCAACGAGAGACAAGTAATCTTCACCAGTTACAGATACATCGCCAGTGTTTGTACCGCTCGTGTTCGCTAGTCTGTTAATAGCAGTATCGTCTGTAAAGCGATTGGTTGCTGTGTCCGTAATGTCGTCTGTATCAAGGACAACAACGCCTGTCTGTCCGTTTACAGAATCAACAGCACCGCTACCGCCACCGAGAACATACTTTCCATTAGTTTGTGTAACACCAGACAAATCAACGTCGTCGAGTTCGGAAAGAGATACTGTCTTTGACGCTTGCTTGAAGAACGTAGGCGCGTCTTTAATTTCGCTGTATGAAATACCGACTTCTAGGAGTTTGTCCTTTACCTCTTGCGCCGTGATTTCTGTACCGTCTCGACCATCTTGTCCGTTCTCACCGTCTGCACCGCGTACAGACTGCAAGAACACTTCATTTGAGAGTAGTCGAGAAACAACAGCAGGCACACTAGCGTCTTTACCATTTTTACCACGCAATGATTCCATCAACGCCTTATCCGAACGAAGAATTGAAGCAACTACTTCTGGTCGTACACTCTCACCGTCTTTTCCATCTTTACCGTCTTTTGGTTTTGGAATAAGGCGAGCAGTAACAGTAGCGATTTCCGCTATGTCCTCTTTTGTGAAGTAGTCCTCACCCTTAACAGGTGTTTTACCATCTTCGCCACGCTCACCTTTTGCGCCTTGATAGGTTGTCGCTTCTGCACCGTCAATCTGAATCTTGATTGTCGGTACATTTTTAGCGTTCTCCTCAACCGCTTCTGCGACTTTAAGAGTTGCCTGAATGTTTGTCTCCAACAGGTCTGCTGTCTTATCATCTCCCTCGCGTTGAGAAAGCAATAGATTTTCGAGGATTGGTTCTACGTTTTCCATGTGGGGATAAGTTTCTTGTATTATACCACGCTTGGTGCTACGTTGTCTGTGTTAGCACTAAACAAAAAGTATGGTTGTAGTAATTGTAGCAGTCTGTCTGTTTCTCATGTTTTGCTCGTACATCATTGGCTATTCAAGCGGTTGTATGACGGGTCGAGCAGAGACAATGGAAGTTTATAAAGACCCTAACGAACAGATGTAATGGCTACCGTTTTACTGTATCTCGCTGGTTGGTTTGTCTTCATCATTTTCCTTATTGTACTTGCGGTTATATTTCCACCGTTGTGGATTCTTTATATCGCGTGGGTACTTTGGAAGTTAGCAGTTGTAGCAAACGAATAATGGCTTTTGTCGTACTTTTCCTCGTAGTTGTAGCAATCTACGCTTTCAACAACCCAGAGTAATTACTGTACAAGGTCGTACTTCGTAAGGAAGTCGAGTAAGTCTTTTTCTTCTGTACCTATCTCTGCCTTTGGTAGTCCGACAGTTGGTTTCTTTGCGAGATAACGAGCAAGACGCGCTTGAAGTTCTGGCGAAGAAAATGTCTTTTTGAATCCGAAAGATGCAAGAGCCATAGGGTCGCCATTCGCAAGCAGAATCCAATCAGTCAGTGAGATTGCGTTGTTTCCTTGCTCTCTTGCGATTGTCTTTCCAAGTGAATTAGCCAACTCTTTTGCAAGTTGTGTCTCCTTGTTAAGTTCAGCAAGGTTTTTAACACCTGCCTTGCGTGCGGTTTCTATCTGCCACGTTCTGATTGCAGAATCGAGGTTTGTCGCACGAGCAACGTCTTTCGCTGCGTTCGATTTAACGTAATCAAGACGTACTGTACGCTCGTATATGCGCTTAATTTCGTTAATCTCGCTCATATTCAAACCAGTACGCTTGTACTTGTTTGTAAGTTCAACAAGACGACGCAATTCGTCTGTCATTTGATTCTTTGGAGAAGTTTCGATTGCACGTCGGCGAACCTCATCAAGTGCCTGCTTTACGTTGTTGTTCTTGTAGGTCTTTTTGATTCCAGCAAGAGCGTTATCGACTTCACCCATTGACCTCTTTGACCAATCTACCAACTGTTCAGCGACACTCATTTTATCGCCAAAGATACCGCGTTCTGCGAGATATTCTCCCGACTCTTTACCACCAGATAGACGCTTAAACTTCAAAGAATCGCTTGGGTTTATGCGAGCAACTCTGTTCATGATTCCAGTTGGGTTGAGCGTTTCGCGTACAGTACCGCGTACAGCACGATATGCACCGACTGTTGCAGGTGCAGCAGTACCTAGTGCGGTTCCAAGTGCAAATCCAGTCAAACCACCCTTAATAGCACCGCCAACGACGCTTTCATCTCGTGTCATAGCGTCTCCTGCGCCTATCAAAGCACCACCTGCTGCGTTTGAAACACCGCTTGATAGAGCACTTCCTGCTATATTACGGAGAGTACCACCGCTACCGATTGCAGAAGCCACCTTGCTTGCACCGAAACTAACAGGGAGAAAAGCGGCTGTACCGAGTGCAGCACCTACTACGTCTTTCGTTTCAATTCCTGCTGTTGCTACATCTTGTGCAGAACCTCCGAGTTGTTGGAGGATTCGATTAGTTTGTGCGAGTGCCTTATCGAGTTGTGTTGTATCTTGTCCTGCGTTTGCGCGTTGATTACGTCGTGAAAGTAGGTCGCGTTGTCCTGCGATTATCTTTTGAATATCCTCGTTTACCTTTTCAGAACGAGCGTTTGCACCGATTGACACACCGAGTGCTTTACCGAGTCCTACTGGGCTTGCACCGATAGCAGGTTGCCTTTGTTGTACGCCAGTAGACGCTTGTGCAGTTGGTACGAGTTGTGCGGATAGTTCCTTGTAATTCTTGCTTACCTTAGCAACGTAAGCAGGAACGTCGTATGCAACACCGAGTTTGTTGGTTCCACGGAAGTTTTCTGCATACGCATTTGGTCTACCCTCACCAGCGTTCCACATAGAAGCAATTTGAGCAGGTGTATGACCAGCATCTTTCTTTTCTTTAACAAACGAGTAGGCAATCTTGTTTTGATTCTCTACTGTTGGTTGTGCGTTAGCGTCTCCAAGATATTTCTGCGCATAGTTCTTGAATGTATCAGGCATGAATTGGTATGCACCAAACTCACCAGAAGCACCACGAGCGTTGTATGGGTCTGCTAAACCACCCGTCTCGGCACGACGGATTGCTTGCGTGAGTGCCTTTACCTTTGGGTCAATGTTTGTGTCCATAGTTTTTACCACTCTTCTGCAAATCCTGAATCTCCCATTTGAGAACCGCCTTGTGCTGCGCCACCGCCCGACTCATTCTTAATTCCTTGGATAGCCGTATCTCTGTTCTGTTGTTTTTGTTCCAATACTTCTGGTCTGTCTCCTGGCTGTGGGAAGTACTGTTGTTCTGCGTTTGCAAACTCTTGGTCTGAGATTACAGCACCAGATTCTCGACGAAGAACTGAGTTGATGAAGTTTCTCTTTGCTTGTTCAAAACGCTGTCTATCAGAAGACTTCAATGGGTTTGGAAGATTTTGTCCGACATACGCACCAAGACCAGCGAACTGACTACCAATATCGTTGATAACCGTATCTGCCTGTTCCATACGAGTAGCAAACGTTCCCGCCTTTGCTTGCGCATCAGTTAGTTTTGCAGGTGTTGTCGCCTTAGGCGCACCAGCCGCTATAAGTTGATACGCACCAGTAGCAGGGTTGAACTCATAACGCTCTTGTCCCTCTGAGAGAGTAAAGCCGTCTGCACCTTGTGATGCTAGCAATTCTCGTTCGCGTGATGTGTATGCAGAAGAAATGTCTTGTGGATTTACACCATAAGACTTTGCAAGTTCTGCAATCTGAGTAGGGTCAAGTTCGTCAGGGCGTACACCTTGGTCAATAAGTGCTTGTGCAAGACCAGCAAGTTTTGTGTTTCTGCGTTCTGTCTGTGCGCCGAGGTATGTAACGTATGATTGTAGACCCTCTTGAATCGCTCGACGCTTGTCTGCAATTTCCTGAGCCGCTTCTGCACGACCGCGACCGATAATTTCTTGAATCTTTGCACCTTTTTCCGCTTGGATTGTCTGCATGATTCGAGCATTCTCGCCCTCGATGTTTGCAGTTTGTGATGCACCGAAGTCAGAACCGAGCAAACCAGAACGCGCTTGAATAGCACGACTAGAACCGAGTGTTCCTAGTCCTTGTTGGCGTGCTTCTGATGCTGTCTGTGCATAGATTTGATTTATAGCGTCGATTTCTGCCTGATAGCGAGACATTACATCGTCGAGGATAGCAGACTGATTAACTGTATCCGTAGCAAGTTTCTTCGCTTCACGAGTTTGAATACCGAGTGCTTTTTCCTCTGCTTCCTGTTCCTTGGAAATAGTAGGTGCAACAAAGTTCTGGTACGTCTGTCCGATTGTAGGTGTTGGTGCAGGTACGTTTGGCGCAACAGGAGTTTGTACAGGCGTTGGTGTACGGCGCACAAAAGGAGTCTGTGTTGGTGCTTGTGGTGCCGGTGTAGCAGGTGTCATCTGCCTATTGAGCGTACCAGCAGAAGATATAAAAGCCTGCGTTGGCTTTGCTCTGTCAGGTTCCAAAAATTGTTGGAATCCTTGACGTTGCTGACCGAAGATTTGTCCTAGTGTAGCCATATATTAGATAAAGTATTCATGAACAATTACAAGACCAGCAGTACCGTTTGCGCCAGCGCGGTCTACGGTTCCTGATTCAGCAGGTCCACCACCACCTGCACCATAACCAGTCGCAGCATTTCCGTTTCCTTCGCCTTGGTTAATAGAAATTCCGCCGATACCATATTGTGAATCAGCACCGAATCCGCTAAATTGTGGACTACCTGAAATAGTCAAAGCATTTCCACCATTTCTGCCACTGATATTTATATCCCCACCAGTTGATGTACCGCCAGAGCCACCACTAGATGAGTTCGCGTTTGATGGGTCGCCACCAGTACATGACACATGCGTACCGAATGATGATGTACCACCTTTTGTCCCGTTATTTGCACCAGTAGTACCACCTGTTCCTGCCGCACCAATAGTTACTGTTTCAGATGAACCGAGGGAAGAAGCAAGAAGGAATTTCTTACCATACCCTCCTGCACCACCACCGCCTATTGCAGTATCTGATGAAGAAAGACCACCTGAACCACCGCCACCACCGAGGACTTCCACGATTGCATATTTAAGACCTGCTGGCTTGTTCCAAGTAGTACTTGATGTGTAAATCTGCTGAACATATGCGCGTGAAAGTGATGGGTCTAGATAACCAGAAGAATCTAGTTTTACGGTTTTACCAGCGTCGCTTGCACCCGTTGTAGCAGATACGATTGCGGTTGGTACACGAGAATCATTTGTACCAACAGCGATTGGGTCTGTTGGAGAAGCAGGCGCAGTAGATAGTTTTGAGATACCTTTTACTGTTGTAGAAGCATCTGGTGAACCAGCGATAGCCGTATCATCGACATACTTCTTGTTTGCTACTTGGTAGTCAGTTGTCGGAGAAGCAGACGGAGACACTGGGAATGACGAAAATGTTTTAACGCCAGCGATTGTCTGGTCTCCCGTAAGTTTTACGTTCGCACTATCGAGTCCATCAACGTACGTTTTTCTGGTTGCTTCGTTTCCGTTCGTAGGATTAGACGCAGGCAAAACTGGAATACTTGTAAATGTCTTAACGCCACCGACAGTTTCGTTTGTATCGTTATCTACGAAGTTGTCCTCAACAAACTTTTTAGTTGTGAGTTGCTTATCGTCGCTGATTGTAGGGTCTGCATCGTAAAAGAGAGGATTGTCTGCGTCGAGTGCAAGCACACCACGAACAACACCACCGATACGTTGAAGTGCAACGTGGTCTGTGATAATTACAGGCGCACCGACACGGTGAGCGCGAGCAGAACCGCTTGTTTCTGTTCCTTGTCGAGTAACAGTCTTTACGCTAGATACCGTAGTTCCCGATAGTGAGCCGAGGAAATACTCTTTGTTTGACGAGCCGTTATCTACGGTGAAGCCGTACAATCCAGCAGGTAGCGCAACACCGTCGTCGTCTGTTGCAGATGCGATAGTAAATGAAGTAGCACCGACCGCAATCGCTGATGAAAGTTGCGTTTCGAGGTCTGCTACTACGAGAGGAATATCATTGTTAGCCATTGGTTCGTTTTGTTGAACCCCGTTTCGGGGATAATTATACCACTAATAAGGAGGGTTAGCGACATCAGTTTGTGTACCGTCAATCGAAACGTTTTGCTTGCTTCGATACTTCGCAGGAAGTTTCTCTTGGTATGTCCAAATGTCGAAGTCGATGATTTGTTCGATAGAAACAAAACCAATCGCTTGCGCTTCAAACTTGAACTTTCGCTTTCTAAACTTCGACGCGCGATACTTTAATTCAATCCAAAACTGATACACGTTCGACGTTGCTTCTCCACCAATAACCGACGTACCGACAACAGCAGTTCCTACCGCAAATGATGTTCCGTAATCTACATACGAACCATCACCGCGCACTGTTCCAATCTGTGTGAATCCACCGTCGTCTTGCGAGATGTAAATAGCGAGTTGTTGGTTTGGGTCAATCTTTCCTTTGAAGCGGTACTTCTTTGTCTTTTTGAGAACGTCAGAACCGTATGTCTCACCGTTTCCAACAAAGTAGTTTTCGATTGGTAGTCCAAGGTCGTCGAATCCAGTAAAGAGTTCGTAGGTTGCTGTTGAGACTGAATCACCTGCATAGAGAACACCGTCTACCTTGGCGAACGAACGCGCACCGTAGTATGTAGGCGATACCGTGTTGTCTTTTACGTTACAGAGCAACAGACGGTCATTTGCAACTGCGGTCATGGTCTTGCACGCCATAATTACATACTCATCCCATGTATCGAGTGATGCATCGTCGTATTTGTAATACTCAAATGCAAACTGTGCGAACAATGGTTGCGTGTCGAAGTTATCTCCAAGCGGATTGCGCTGGATAATCTGCAACTTTGGTTTTGTTGGGTTCGCTGTGTTGATAAACACGATACCTGCACCCGTACCAACAGCAGAGCGAAGTGTCTGCACACCAATATCTGTTCGATAGATTTCGTTGAATGGGTTTGTATCCGCTGCGTCGAGTTCTAGTCGGTAACATGAGTTCGCTTTGAGTGAGAAGTATGAACCGTCGAGTGGGATAACTGTTCTGATAGCATCGCCACCAGCATCTTGGCGCAAGACGAAGCCCTCACCAGCAAGGCGAGTAGCACTCTTAGAGAAGTCAGTTACACCCTTTGCGTTACTATCCTCCCATTGGTAGGTAGCAGTACCACCACCTGTCTGTCCTGTGATGGTAAATGCACCAGTCATGTAGTTGATTGTGCCTGTACTACCTAGTGAGCCACGCAAGACACCGTTGAAATTGTCCGTAAACACCTCACCAGACGACGTATCTGTGATTTGTACCCCAAAGCACGTTCTCGTAGCACCACCTGCCTTAAACGCCAACGTACCGCTTTCTACTGCGGTTATTGCTTCACCAGAAACAGTTGTATAGACAGTTGAGTTTTGTGCGTCGATGTATGAGCCATATAGACCTGTTGGGTCTTCTGCTCGACCCCAGAGAATCGTGCGACCTTTGTCGATAAGACCGAAGCCTTTGAAGTTCTTTGCCGAGTTAAATAGCGACGCGAAGTTTGCAGGGTTTGCGGTTGCGATTTTATAGATACCGTCGATACCGAAGCAGTACACAAAAGCACCAGCCAACGATTGGTAGTTTGCGAACGTATAGTCTGCGTTTTCTGTTAGCCCCGTGATTACGTTAGTCCATGTAGACCCGTTGAGATATTGAATGGTTGTGTTTACCTTTCGGAAACGTACTTCTGTACCGTCTGCGCGATAGCCGACATGCTCACCGTAGTTTTTACCAGAAGCACCAGCACCACCGACTGTTTGGCGACCATAGGACAATTCAATACGACCCTCACGAGTAAGCCAATTTAGCGCATCAGAAGCCGCGTCTTTTGGAATAATCTCGTCAGGAAGCAAGTTGTGTACTCCCGATATAAACGCTTTAACTTCTTGCGTTGTAGCCATGTTATTGAACGATTAGTTGGCTGTTCCAGTAGCCCATTTGAGCCAAGATTGCGTCGTGTGAAGCGAGGTTCTCACCTGCGTATGACTTTGCCTTATCAGATTGCTGAATGATGAAGTCATCAACACACATACCGTGGAATAGCATGTCGTGGAATCGTGATGGGAATACAGGCGACGTAACGAGCGTAATATCCTCTGGGTTGTAGATGTAATCGAATGTGATTGCTTCTGCGTTCTGTGGTTGCTTTGTGAACACAAGGCGCATGTTTGCAATGTCGATGTAGCAGTAACCATCGTTGTTGTTGTATTGACGACGGTCAGACCACGAAACAACGCGATATGGTTTGTATGTAGTACCAACAAACACAACAGGTGTCTGCGCTGGATAATCAGACGTTGAATAGTTCTGATTCGGTGTGAAATACGCAAAGTCAGCAGGTAGAGAAACGTATGGTACAGACGATGAAGTGGTACCAGTTCCCTCTTTCTTCAAGAACTCCCACGGTCGGTCATTGAGAACGTAGCGATAACGCTTGTTGAGTACACCGAGTTCTTCGACAGACGAAAGTTCCGTCGTATCGTCGATGTAGAGTTCAAACTTTGTGATTATATCTGCGCCTGTCATGTGTATGGATTATTAGTGTCCCGTATACCAACCCCGACGAATCGGGATTGGCGAACGAAGCAATAACTTACGCTACGAGGTGAACGTCGAGGAACTTCTTTGCGCCGTCTGCGAAGGTTTTGATACCTGCGAGGTAAGACGAGAAGATGTTAAATCCACGGCGGTCAGCAGTAGGACGCATATCTACTTCCTTCATGTCCTGAATGACGAGGTCAATCGCACCCTTCTTACCGAAGTAAGCGTGGAGGCGGCTTGAAGTCGTACCACTCATTGTTGTTGAGAAGATAGGGCGACCTGCTGTGATAATCGTGAGCAAGTCAGTTGCAGTGTCGTATGACGCTGTAACGCTTGCGTTGCGAAGAATCGCGCGGTTTGCCTCAGATAGTTCGATGTATGACGAAGCACCAGGTGTACCAGTACCGTTAATCATATCGACCATAATCTGACCCTGAGCGTCAGCAGAACCAGCGACGTCGAACTCACCAGCGGCTGATGGTGTAGCCTTTGCAGTAAAGGTAACTCCGAAGATAGACACTGTCTCATCTGCGGTTGCTACGTCTACAACGAGGCGAACTTCACCTTCAAGGTTTTCTGAAACGTAGAGTTCTGCGTTTGAGATGTCTCCTGAGTAACCGTTCTTAAACACGTTACCAGCAAGGTCGATGTTCTTGCCCATGAGGTACTGAGTGATGTCAGAAGCCGCATATGCATCAACAACGAGAGCCATGTTGGTGTTAATGTCTTGGTTGTTCTTGTAGCGCAACTTAGCAGGCATACGAGATACCATCTGTGGAACGGTAGTCGATGTGAGCGTAATTGGTACGCCAGATGAAGCGATAGTTGTAAGGTCGCCAGTGTCGAATGTTTCTGCTGCGTTATCAACTTCGAGGAATACTCGACGGTCGAGGTCTGCTGCTACCTTTCGTGCAATCTGACCACCGATGACTTCACCAGGTGAGAGAGGTCCAGCCTGTGTGATTTCACCATCTGAGAGGTGGAATGCTGCTTCCTGCTCTACGTTTACAGTGAGGAGTTCACCAGAGTCGGTTACTGCGTCGATTGTTGAAGCAGAACCACGAGTTACTGAACGAACGAGTACGTTACTAATGTCATATGCTACACGCTCAACTGATTCGCCGTAACGAAGTACTGGCTTGAAGCGAGTGTTAGCAATCTTGTTCGCAACGAGTACCTTAGGGAAAACCTCTTGGTATGTATTGTCGAACTTTGTTGCAAAGTCTGTAAGAGCCATTTTGGGAATAAACTAATGTTAATTCCCCGTTCTAGGTTTTTAGAATGTTCCAGCGAGACGGCGCAACATTTCTTCGTTGTACTTTTTCTTTGAAGTTGGGTCGGACATAACTTCTTTGAAGTACTCAGAATCATTCTGCGCGCGCTCGTAGTCTACGTTCTGTGGTTCCTTACCACCGTTGTGGACTGTTGATTCAATGGTGCGCTTACCACCGAGAGCGTTACCATAGGTTTTTTCGATAAGTTCGCGGAACGTGAGATTCGCGTTCTTTGGGTCGAGCGACAAAGATTTGATTACGTCAGGATTTACGACGCCTTTGTACTCGGGCATAGCCTCCATAGTCTCACCGAAGTGTTGGTTGAATACTTTGTCGATGCGCGCTTCCTCCTTTTCTTTTAGGATTGGTTGGAACTTTGCTTCGACGTTCTTTTCAACAGACTTCGTGAGTTCTTTCAGGAACTTCTTATCTACTCCGTATTTCTCAGCGATGTCGGTAGATTCCGTCGAATCGTCGTCATCATCATCTGATACTTCACCGTTGATTGCTTCTTCGAGTTCTTTCACTTTCTTTTCCAACGCTTTACGCGCTTTCTTTTCAGCGAGGAACTTTCCAAGCGCAACAGAATCAGACTGTTTAGGTTCTTCTACTGTTGGTTTTTCATCGACAGCCTCGGATTGGAGTAACTCACCGAGTTTCTTTTCACTAGTATCGTTAGTGGTCGTCTCTACAATTTCTGGTGTAGGAGCCTGTACAGTTGTGTCTTGTTCAGACATAATGCGAAACCTTTTTACCGAGAGGCACTCGTAGTTTTTTTACCGCGAACTAAGCGTAAATCCCGTTACTGCTAGTATTATACCACCTCAATGAACGGGTGTCATCGTGAGGCGACTCCCATCTCGTACGCCGAACGGGGATAGCGTAGGAGAGGGAAGCCGACTCGCGACGGCTACTGATTCCCGATTGCGTCTTCTACAATCGTTCTCAGTTCTTCTGCGTTCTTACCAGCGCGCGATAGTGCTTTGTACATATTCACGTTTGCAACAAGAGAAGCACACACAGAAACAAGTTCTGCGTGCGTTCCTGTTCGGTACGTTGTGTTTATGTTGTCTATCTCGCCAGCAATAACGTCGAGCAAACGCTTCATGAGAATACGACCGCCCTCTGATTTAGAGAGCAATGCTACTTCTGATGCGTCGTCGTACAAGTCAGCCAACTGCAAGTGTTCGTCGCTTGCGTCTGGGTTTCTTGTAAGGACTGCTTCTCGTGTCTTTCTAGTTGCTTTGCTCATCTTGGATAGGTGATTCAACTGAGAGTGTCTGCACGCCTGTTTGCTTCTTAATCTCTGCGAGTTCTTCGTCGTACTCCTTGATTTGATTCTCAACCTCAACAATCTTCTTTCCGTACTCTTTCGAGTTGTGGAACTGCTCGTAGTAAAACCAGACAGCGTGGATTTTCTCCTCCGTCATGTCTGAGATTTCAGGATTGTTGTTTACGATATTCTGCGCCTTAGCGTCGAATACCTGCTTCATAGCACTGTACTCTTTGAGAGACTTCGCGAGAAGTTTCTTGTGGTCTTCTACCTCTTGGATAGTAAACGTAATGACATGCCCTCGTTTCTCAATAAGCGACTCCCCTTTTTCGTTTACCCCGTTGATGATGTATTCCATGTTTATATTGGTTGATTAACTGATTGTTGTCCCATCTGTGCAATCACTGTGTCCTGCGTCGATGGTCGCGCCATAGCCGAATCCATTGTGTTTGGTGCGTTCATGGCTTGCATTGTTACAGCACGCGCCATGTTACGCATTACGATTGGTTTTACTTCTTCCATATACGCAATAAGGCGCATGAATTGAGATTCACTGATGTCCTCTTGGTTGTCGGTTGAGTAATCGACAAAGCGTTGGAGGTACGCAGCGTTAGCTGCACGGTTAGGTTTAACGGTCTTACCGTCGAGCAACATTTCAATGTCGCGTTCTGCTTCCGACATAATGTCTGCGTCTCCGAACTCCGATGTGTCCATGAGTTGCTTGATTTGGTCGTCTTCAAAGCCAGCGATTTGTGCCTGTACCTCGTATGCTTTCTTCTGATTCTGAATAGGGTTAGCCGCTTGTGATTGGAGGAACGTAATCCTGGTACGCTGTGCAACAGTACTAAGAGCCGCTTCTGAGTTGCTTGCTTCTACCATGACCGAGAACTTGTCTTGCTTGCGGAAAATGTCGCTGTAACCAATCTCTTCGATTTCTACACCGTCTGCGCCGAGAATATCGACAGCAACTTTCTTTTTGAGGTGTTCGCGCACTCCGTGTTCGTACAGTTGTGCAAAGCGTTGGTAGCCGAATGAGTATGACTTGTTGAATAGTCCAAAGCGGTCTGCTGCGTTTGCTTCGTTACCCTCGTAGATACCAACCTTATCCTCGTCTGAAAGTCCCTTAGAGCCAGCAGTAACGCCAGACGCTTTCTCTTGAATTACATCGAGCAACTGGTACACCTTGATTGGCGTTTCAATAGCAGGTACTCGTAGCATCTGTATCGCCTTGTCTGCGTCTACGTTGCCCTTAGTGCGAATGATACCGTCTCGACGGAACTTCAATTCAGCGAGTGATTCGATAGCATTCACGTTTACAACCTTTTGAGGTTTGTTGATTTGCTCTGCGTTATCAAACATTTGGTTGATAGAAACGCTCTGCGCCATGAATACTTCACGAACGTAATCGCAATACGATGGAGTCCAGAACTCTGTTAGGTCCGGAAACGCTGCGTATGACCAGAATGGGAACTCGTCTGAATCGAAGATGTTTGAGAGTTCTTCAACACGAATGACGTTACCGTCGTTTGTCATGCACAAGTAATAGCGTGTACCCTCGTAGGTTGTGTACCACTCCCAGAACTTGAACTTATCAGAGCCAGTGATTTCACGATTAACAGTCCACACGTTTTGGTCTGTTTGGCGTGGTTGCTTGTTTGTCTCCTCGGTTGTGCTTTCTGTTGCGTTAGAAGCACCGTCGATAAGATTCTGCGTCTCGTATTTCAAATAGTAACCGTATTTGATACCGCGCTTCAACTGCTCGCGTGTCTTAACAACACCGTAGCGACCCATGAACATCGCTTTATCGAGTTCAATACCACCGACAGCAGGGTCTACTAGGAAGTCGTATACGTCTACGTTCTCCAAGTGTGGGCGATATACACCGTCTGGTGATTCTGCGTAGTAACAATAAATAGCACGACCGTACACAATCGCTTGCTTCTTACCTACGATGTCCTTGATGTCCCAGTTATCGCGTTGTGCGTCGTATGCTCTCAAAGAGTTGAGACGTTCGACACGCTTTTTCTGCGATGGCTTGCGCTTAATGAACTTAAAGGTGAGAGGGTTATCTACCTTTGAAAGAAGTGAGTGTACAAACTCGTGCATACGACCGAGTTCGATGTTTGCTCGTGATTCGTCGCTCTTTTGCTTGCGACCGTAGAGCATCTGCTCATTTTTCTGCCAGTTCTGAATCTTTCCTTGCTTATAAGTTCGCGCAAACTGAATCTCTGTCAGTGCTTGCGCTACAATTTTATCTCGTGTTTGTTTGTTGATTGTTCTCAATTGGATTCCCCGCCCAATTTACTCGACAATTATACCACTTATAAAACGCAAATACTACAAACCAATGTCGTCGTAGAGTGGTTTATCGTCATACAAGTGCGAAATATCCTCGATTGCACTCGGCGCGAACGCGATTTGCTCACCGTAGCAAAGTGAATCTAATACATCGTCAAATTGCCCACGAGGAAACACACGCATTTCTTGTATCAAGTCATCACAATTACCAACAAAGAAGATACTTTTACTCTCCCAACGTGGAATTAGTCCACGAATGCGAGTCTCTTTTGCTGTTTGCTTGTGGTCGAGTTCAACAATGTTAATGAATGTATTACGCTTTCGCATTTCATCATCGAGGAACGGTTTGATTGCAAGTAGGTACACGGTCTTCTCGATTCCGATGTTGATTGGTTGGTATGTACTCCACAAATAGAACAGGTGGTCTATCAAGTCCTTTGGATTCACCTTTAATTTGTACGCGGTTACATACCACTTATTTTCCCGTGATACTCGAATGACGCTCACGCCTGTGAAGTCAGCACTCGTCTTTTCTGATACAGCAGTGTCGATTGTGATAAACGTGTTAAACGTCAAGTGCTTCAACTGTTCTAAGTCTGCGGTCTGTGTGTATTCTTTCTTAAACTCGGCGATAGAGTCGTCGATTGGCTGGTTCATCATTTCGTATGAAAATACTTGGCTTCCTAGTTGTCGCTGTTTGTCCTCGATAGATACCTTACCAGTGGCTTCCGCTTCTGCGTCTGTGAGCGCGTATTTGCCCTCCCACGTTGGTTTACCGTCAATCATGATAGGAATGTTGCGTATGCGTAGTTTGTGGTCTGTTTTGGCGCGTTCCATGAGCCAGTTAATGTTGCCCGATTCTGTAATGTAGTTACCCAAGTACAGAATGAATCCCTCTGGTGCGATACCAGCGAGTGCTTCTGTGATGTGGTCGCGTACTGCCTTAGTGTACGCAGGGCTATCCTTTGTCTTGTTGGTTTCAATATCGTCGCAAATAAGAGCGTCAGGTCGTTGATTCAAGTGAATACGACCACGCACCGATTCTTGTGTTGAGTGCGCCTCAATACGAATACCGTTTTCAGTAATGAAGTTGTTGATACGATTCTGTTTAACGTCTTCGATACCACGTTGCTTTGAGAACAGAACACCGAAATCTGCTTGCAGGCGTTTGTTGTTTACTAATTCAAATGCAACGTCAAAGAGAATACGCTCGGCGTTTTCCTTGTCGTATGAGTCAATGTTGATGTACTTGCGCTTGTTGTACGCCACGAGCCATATAACGAATAGTTTTGCGAAGGTCGTTTTGGCTGATTCACGAAAAGCAATCCACGCAACCTCTCTGATTCTTCCGTCTACCAAGTCATGACAATCTTGGGAGAAGTCCTTGTGGTACTGCGCGATTGGATATTTGAAATACTCCTTGAAGTAGTAAATAGCGAACAACAAGAAAGAGTGTTCACAGATGAACTTTCTTTCCGCTGGCGTACCGTCAATAACCTTAGCGAGGGCTTTCTTCGTCATTCCCGTTCAATAGTGATAGCAAATCGTTGCGTTGTTCTGGTGTGAATGATTCAGGAATCAAGCGTTCACCGTCTTTACCAGTGTTCTCTACACGCTGTGCAAACTCTGACTTCTTCTTACGTTCAAGATATTTGAAAGCGTGGTCAGGGTCGCTAAGTGACTTAACAACCGTTTGACGAGCGAGCAATATAGGTCGTTCCCGTAACTCCTGTATTCTGTCGCGTAATTCGTCGTCGTCTTCAATCCATCTATAAAGAGTAGCGCGGTGTATGTTCGCGTAATACGCCATTTCTTCAATGGTTCCGTCGAGTGCAGCGACCTCTTCAATTTTGCGAAGAATCTCGTCGCTTAGTTTTGTTGGTCTTCCTGCCATGTGATTAGTTCACCGTTCTTAATTATCTGGTTGTTACCTGTGTACTTAACGTATCTTGATACGATAACGTCTACATACTTAGGGTCGAGTTCCATACCGTAGCAAGCGCGTTGTGTCTTTTCCGAAGCAATAAGTGTAGACCCAGAACCTAGGAACAAGTCCATAACAATATCGTCTGTTTTGCTTGCGTGCTTAATAGGTTTCTCGCAAAGTTCAACAGGTTTAGCAGTAGCGTGGTCTTTATTTCTACCCATCTCTCTTTGCAATCTCCAAATGTCTTGATAATCAAGTCCAAACCTGTTTTTTATTTCAGGGTTTCCCTTTTTACCAACAATACACAGTTCGTAAGTGGACTTATAGTCACTACCAAGTCCGTGGACTTTCTTATCCCAGACAATCACGTTCTTAACATCCATGTGCTTTTCCATCTCTTGACGTATGTCACCGACCTTTCTCCAGTCGATAAATACATAGAAAGCGCAATCTCCTTTCGTGTTGAGTACATAGTTTGCAAATATGTCTGACAGGAACTGTTCCCAGTTTTCTATCTTGTCGTTGAACATATGAGAAAGCCTGGCTTTCTCATCTCCTGGCTTACCTTGCATTCCAGTATTGTACGGTGGGTCGGTGACTACAATGTCTGCTTTAAGCCCTTTCATCAAAGTGCCGACGTCTTCCATGCTTGTGCTGTCACCGCACAATACTCGGTGTTTTCCTAGTTCGTACAAGTCGCCAAGTTTACTAATAGGTTCTTTCGGTACCTCTGGTACGTCGTCGTCTTTTTCCTCTGGCTCAATAATCAGGTCGCGGTCGTAACCAGTAAGTTCAACCAGTCCAGTATTGTCTAGGTCGATTTCTTTTAGTTCTTCGATTACCAGTGAGTTGTCGTTGCCCGATAAAGCGTTTATCTGGTTATCTGCTAGGCGGTATGCTTTCTCCTCCGCTTCTGTTAGTTTGCGTTGCTCTGGTTCGCCTGAAATAGTTTTACCGTTTTCGTCAATAACCCACGGTTCTTTGAGAGAATACTTCTGACCGTACTTCTCGTAAGCCATGTATCTACCATGACCAACGATTATAAAACCATCTAAGCCAAGTTTAATAGGTTGTTGCCAGCCAAATCTTTGAATTGAACGTGCAATTAGTTCAACCTGTTTTTCAGGGTGTTGCTTTGCATTTTTTTCGTATGGCTTTATTTCCATTACTTTGATTTAGTTCCTTTACAACCCCACGCTTGTCTGCGTGCTAATACCTTTGGTGTTTTCTTTTGCCCCGATGAGCGAGCGCAATATGCGTCTGCGCGTTTTGTTCCAGGGAATGCTACACGCTTATGTGTTTTACCCTCGGAATCCTTGTAGGTTGTTCCGTTGGCGTATTTCTTTTTTGCTTCCTTGGAAACGCGCATTACTTCTTCTTTGATTTACCAGCGACGCTTAGTGCGATAGCAATGATTTGCTTCTTGCCTCGTGGTTTTCCATTTGCACCGCGTGCCTTTCCGCTTTTCTTGTTATCTGCGTATAGTTCGCGGATATTCTTGCTAATAGTTTTTTGTGAGGTTCCTTTCTTCATAGGCATATACAGATTATACCACGGAATGCTATACTATACACGCCCCGATGTACTGGGGTTCTACTCCTACGGATTCAATTCATTTCAATCATCTTCTCGTAGTGGAAACCGCCTTAACCGTGGCGGTTTTCGTTTTCTATCGTTGCTACATATGCGTTTTTCACTATCCACAGTTATCCCCATGTAGGCACTTTACAAAACCCAGCGCTCGGATTATAGTGTACTAGTAAGGTAATAAGACCTTACAAACTAAACAAAAAGTATGAAAAACTCAATTCAAGAACTCCGCAACATTCTCGCTCAGAAAGAACAATCATTTAGAGAGGCACGCGCAGAAGCAGAACCATTTATCAGAGAAATGCACAAGGCTGAAAATGCTGTAAGCGTTGCAAGAAAAGAAATTGAGATTGCAATCAGAAATCTACCAACATTTATGGAGGCTCGTGATTTGTTTGAAGACAACGGTGCAGATGATGTCTTTGTCGCAGACGATACAGATTGGGATATTGCAGAAGACGACGGTACACTTCACATTACTTTCAACAATGCTCGTGGTTGTTTCATTCACGACGACATGATGAATAAGCGCGATTGGAACAATGAGGCTCGTCGCATCATGGAAGCAGTTGGTGTCCCAGTTGAATTGCGCAAGAACGGACTTCGCTAATGCAAACCGACAAACCTAAAAACCACTAAATCAAAAGTATGAACTTCAACGAAAATGAAATGAACCGCGGTGCGCTTGTTAGTTTCTTCCGAAACATCGACAACGCACCTGCACCTTACGAAGACCAAGACGAGATTATCACCGACAGTTTCCAGCGACTAACGAGATTCGAGCAAGTTAGAGTGTTGCTCGAACTTATCAGTGTTTGCGATAGCGACATCAGCATTCGCGATTTTTTCAGAAACTAATGGAATCTAACAAACCTAAAAACCCGTACGCCGTCGCTCTTGGTTCTATGCGTTCTGAAAAGAAAGCAAAAGCGTCGAGAGAGAATGGAAAGAAAGGTGGTAGACCGCGCAATCCACCGAAGCAAGATTAAGTCCCTCACGGGGCTTTTTCTTATCCACAGTTGCTATGTGCGTTTCGATGCTATACTGTGCGAGTCCGTTCATTAGTCAGTAATCCTTGCGCCCTCTGTCTTACTCATCACTCGCAAGGAGGTGAGTAGGACAAAGGGCTACGCCCAAATGGAAAAACAGTTCAAAGTTCGAGATGCTCGACACAAAGAGCAATTCCACATAGACGATGCGTACCTTAACGGATACGCGCGGTTGTGCGGTATTAACGCGACAGGAGTGTATTTGTGCCTTTGTAGGCACGCAGATAGAAACCAAGAAAGTTTCCCGTCGGTTGAGTTAATGGCTGAAAAACTTGGTTTGAGTAAGAGAAGTATTGTAAACGCAATAGCAATACTTGTTAGGTGGAATATTGTCAGTAAAGAGAGAACACGTCGAGAAAATGCAACGTGGCTAAACAACACGTACACACTTCTTGATAAGTCAGTGTGGTTGCCGAAAGATAGCCAAGTGCACCAGATGCGCGTGGATAGCCAAGTGCAAAATACGACAGAGCCAAGTGCAAATAACGACACGAGCCAAGTGCACCACGTGCACACTAAGGGAACACATAGAAGGGTTACACATAAGAAGGGAACACATATTAGCGACGAAACCGTCGCAGGGAATCCTATTGTTAATCGTCAGATTGGAGAACTGATAAAACAGTTTGAGGTAATCAACCCTGCTTGCTCACGGTACTACGGCAACAAGACCCAACGGAAAGCGTGTGAAGCCCTAATCGAGAATGTCGGGTATGACCAAGCGATAAAGGTTGTCCGCGACACGTTACCCATGAGCAACAAGATTGCGTACATGCCGACGATTACAACACCCCTGCAACTGCTGGAACGCTACGCTCAACTGGAATCAGCAATCAACAAAGCAAAAAACAAAACAGAAACTACTAAACAACGTAACTTCATTCTATGAACATCAAATACTTCAAAGTCATGCGTGGGTTTAACCAAGACGATTACATTCCGATTACTGAAAGCGAATTGAAGAAAGCAATCTACGCGCACATCACAGGAACAAATGTCGCGTTTGAGATGGGTTCGATTACGGGAACGCACATCAGCGCGGTAGTACCAGATTTCCACCGCACACTCGGTTGGAATCCTAGCCACAAACTCGATAGCGACGATTGGAATGATATTCGTGGTCGCGGATTGGAAAACACTATGCGAAATCTTATTGCCGAAGCAAAGCAAACAGTCCAAGACGTTATCGCCAGCGGAGACAAACGATTGCTTAGCGATGAACAGCGTAAGTTGAACTAATGGATTACGAACAGGGATTCAAAGAGTTGTCGGAGATTGAAGCCAAGGTACTACGCCAAAGTCCACAAGACCGCGCAAAGCATTTCGCTCGTCGTTACTACCGTTTCTTTTTCCACGCTCGCACTGGTAAGCAAGTAACCGAGCAGGATATGGAAAAGGCAACAGAGTTTCTTTCACCTTGGTTTGAGAGTAATCCAAAGCGATTAGTACCAGACCCACAAGTGATGTTTGAAATTGCGCCGATTGGAAAGCCGAGTGTATTGCATAACGGGTTGTACGGGTTTTTCCTGAATGCGCTCGACCGTGATTATAAGCAAGTAGCGTGGAGGAAATGAAAGTACTTGAATGTAGCAAGCGAAAAAACGGTCGCGGTAACGTGTGTTTGATTCAAGACCCGAAAGACAATACCTACGCCGTGTTTGTGAATCTAGGTATTTTTGAAAAAGACGCGCAGGATTGGTACGAACAAAAAGAAGTTGCTGTTGCGTACTACAACCGCCTTGCAAAATATGAGTTTGGTACGGGTTACTGAGTTATCCACACCTAGGGTGTTTACACATTTAACCGTTGCGTGTACTATGTACTAGTAAGGTTAATAAGTAATCAAAAAGTATGAATTACAAGCAAGAACGGTTATTTGTCCTAGCGATTGTCCAAGGTGCGCGTTTGCAAAAAAAACTCCCGACATTTGTCAAAGATGCAATCGAACTGTACTCAGATGCTTGGGGAGACAACAGTTGGGCAGACACGGAAAACAGGGTCAAGGAAGATTTAAGAGAAAACCAATAATCAAAAAGTATGAACAACGACAACAAAGGCTTCTCAGTAAACGGTTACACGCACGCAGTAGGCGACAAGGTAGAGTACAACGGCAAGACATACGTTATCGACGACGCTCGCCACCCATTCTTCTTTTCGCTCAAAGATAACAACGGTTCGTATCTCGTACTTCGCTCGGACATCGACGGTCGTATGCACAAGAATGACCCTATCCGCCGTTTCGATTTGCTCACAGGTCGCTGGGTATCACTTCTCGACCACCCATTCTTTGCAGAACTTACAAACGTAAAGGTGAACGCATAATGCAAAGTTTTTACATCGAATACGTCGTGCGCGTTAGAAGTCAATTTCCAACTACTGAGCCAATCGAAAAAGGAAACATACTTGTGAAAGCAAGTACCGAAGAAGAGGCTTTCAAGAAAGTAATGAATTACAGGAAATCACCAAAACTCTACACGGAGATAAGCCACATCAGAGAATTAACACCACGAACATCACTAATGAAAATCTTTATCACCGTCTGTATCGCAATACTAGCGTTCCTAGCACTTAACAAGTACGCAGAAAGCCGAGCAGTTGCGCTCATGGACATCGGCGCGTGCGTAGACGAAATGGTAGCCCTAGATGGCTTCACTGGAACAGCGCAGGAATCGTGGGAATTGTACGCAGAATCGTGCAAGTAGTACCAAGTATCATCTTTTACTAAAACATCGCGCCACGGGGCAAATAGACGGCAATTAGAGGGTATAAACCAACAAGTATGAAAGTAAAAACAATCGACCTTAAAGGAAAGGAGTACGCACAGGTCAAAGACCGCATCAAAGCGTTCCGAGAAGCAACGACAAACGGTGCAATCGAAACGAGCGTAACTCTCGACGGTGGAAACGCACTTATCAAGGCAACAGTAATTCACGACCTCAAAGACGAACACTCCAAGCGAGCAACAGGTACGGCGTACGGTACGATTAAGTCAGGCGACAAGTCATTCGAGAAGTTGGAGACAATCGCAGTCGGTCGCGCACTTGCCTACATGGGTTACCTTGCCGACGGTGCAATCGCATCATCAGAGGAAATGGAAGAGTTTGAGGAGTACAAGGGCAACAAGGTAGACGAAGCAGTAGTACGCCTTGAAGAATGTTCCGACCTCGACGAATTGAAGCGCATCTTTACAGCACTTGGCGGTCTTATGGGAGAGCCAAAGATTGTCGAAGCAAAAGAGCGCATGAAGAAGCAACTAACCAAGTAACATGAAGATTCTAAACGTAGAGCAAAACACAGACGCTTGGTTGGAAGCACGCCGCGGTAAAATCACTGGCTCAAAACTTGGCGACATCGTAGTGAAGCGCGGTACAGGCAAGAAGATTGGATTCTACGAACTTATTGCCGAGCGTCTTTCAGTACAGGAAGAACCAGAAGACCCAATGGAGCGTGGTCATCGCTTGGAAGACGAAGCACGCAAGAAGTTTGAGGAGACAACAGGAAAGACCGTATCGACCGCGATTGGTATGTGCTACGCAAACGACAACGACGACATCACACTCTCGCCAGACGGACTTATCGACAACGACGGCAAGTGGTCAGAAGCGGTTGAGATAAAATGTCTATCAGGTGCAAAACACCTCAAAGCGTACTTTGAAAAGGAAGTACCAGACGAGTACGAGTTCCAAGTGTTGCAATACTTTATTGTGAACGAAGACCTTGAAACGCTCTACTTCTGCTTCTACGACCCACGCATTACTGCTCTCCCATTCCACTACATCGCAATCAAACGCGATTCAGTGGCGGAAGACGTAGAGGAGTACCGCGAGTATCAGAAGACGACGCTTGCAGAAATTAACGACCTTATTACACAACTAGCATTCTAAAATGGCTGAAACAATTTTTATCGACGGACTTAGCATTTACCCACCACGCGACGGCGCACCAACATTCCTCAAAGGCGCAATCAGTATCGACCCAGTACGATTCGCGGAGTTTATGCGAAAGAATCCGCAGTACATCAACGATAAGGGATACATTCGCGCAGACATCAAGGTATCTAAGAACGGTAAGTGGTATTTCGCGGTGAACACCTACGGACTTTCAGAGCCAGAACCAAAGGAAGTACCACCAGCACCAGAACGCAAGCCAGACGTAATGGTTGATAATTATCCAACGGACTACAACGCAGACGACATCGGTTTCTAAATTAAATCAAAATGAGAAAAATTAAAACAATCTTTGTCAGAAATGCAGAAAACGGTGGAAAAATAATTGACGAGTATGCTGTCGATACTTCCGTCTTTGTAAATGCAAAGGCAACAGAGAAAATCGACGGTACAAACATCAGAGTAACAGTGCGAAATCACACCGTTGTGCGTGTTGAGAAGCGCAGAAACCCAGATAAGATACAGAAGCACAAGGGCATCATTGAACCTTGGTATGTAGATGCAAGCGATAGTGCGGAAGACAAGTGGATTATGGAGGCAGTAAGAGGAACAGATTTTTCAGAGATTCCAGACGGTGAATGGAGTGGTGAAGCTGTTGGTCAGAACATTCAAGGAAACCCGCTCAATCTTGATTCACACAAGGTCGTCTTCTTTACACTCAATCAAGCACCTATTTTTGAAAATGTGCCTACCGACTATGAAGGTCTAAAAAAGTGGTTGCCTGAACAAAAAAGTAAGTACGGAAACAATTGTGGCATTGAGGGCATTGTGTGGCATTGCGCTAATGGCGACATGGTAAAAATTAAAACAAAAGATTTTTTCTAACTAAATCAAAAAGTATGAAAACCCAATACCTTATTGTCCTCAACAAACTTAATCGCGACGGTAAAATTACAAACGTATGGGCAGTACAAAATAGAATCCTACGATTGTCGGCACACATGTTCCAACTGAAAGCCGACGGAATCAGATTTCACACCTACTACCAGCGCAACAAGAAAGGAAAGACGACGCGCACGTTTGTTTATGAATTAGTGAAGTAAATATGATTCTAAACATTATTGGTTGGTTTTGGTTATTGAGTGGTTATGTGTTCGCGTTAAACGATAAGGGTATTGTTGCCTTGTACTGTTACGGAATTGCAGTTGTAGTTTTTGTGTCAAATATTGTTTATACCCTAAGCAAGTAATATGGATTTTATAAAAAACACGTTGGTATTTTTCCTGAGTTTGTGTGCAATCATTGCTTACATAGGATTCTACCTACTCATGGTGTCTCTACCCGTTGTCGTTGGATTGGTTGTCTATAACGCAATCTTCAAATGAAAGACTTTATTGAAAACTTAGCGATTGGAATATTCGCTATCTGCGCAGTAACTATCCCAGTTACAATTATCTATTTGATTTGGTTCGGGAACTTGGTAGCACTTCAAGTTCTAGCAACAACTGCATTACTAGCAGTAGTGTCTTCTGCAACAGTAGGTTTCATTAACCGATGAAAAACGTACAAGAGATTATCGACTACCTCTCCGACATCGCAGAGAAAGGTCAGGTGATACCACCAGATGTGTACGTTCGTTGCGCCGAGAGAGTAAACGTACTGTTGCAACCAGAGCAGGACAAACTATTTCTCTTAGAACAGAACGTAGCAAAGAAACGTGCGGAATTGGTAATAAACGGGCAAACCGCCGCCTACGCAAAAATTGTCATCGAAGCATCAGACGAATACACCGAAGCACGAAAGCAAAAGGCACTCGTAGAACGCGCACTAGAAGTTATCAAGTTGGCTAAGAAGCACGCACAACTCGTCGGTGATATGGCGAGAAGTGGAATGTAAAATGATAACAACACGAACAATCTCATTCCGCACACACAAAGACGACGAGAAAGAGTTTTCAAAGATTTGTGCAACGGTTGGAGTAACTAAATGTGAAGCGATGAGAAATCTATTGTCAGAGTTTTTAGAGATGTATGCAGACGAGAGAGAATTAGCGGTTAGAGTAATACGGAAATAATATGAACGAAGCAGAAGCACTCACAGAAGCCGAAGCAACATTAGAAGACCGTAAAGCACGGTTGGATAAGTAAATAAAAATATATGTTCGACAATATACAGCACAAGACACAATCAACGGTTGTTGCAGTCACAAGGGTTGTTGAAAAGACAATCTCACCCGACAAAGTGTCTGAAATGTACGACAGTATTCGTGAAGAAGTTGAGTCGAATCTTATTCGACAACACCACATTAAATCCGACAAAATAAACGGTGTAATAGCACAGTTCAAACATAATGCCTGTACATCGCAACGCGTACTAAAGACACGTTTCATCATAAACGGAGAGGAAGTTTTGTTGACAGACCTTGTTCAAAGCGGTGAAGACCTATCCGAAGGTGAAATGTATGAAGTTTTCAGGAACCATTACGCGAGGTCTGTATCAGATGTTCTATTAAAAGACGTTGCGATAAAGTTGCTACAATGACCCAACCAACACACGAACAACGATTGAGAGAGGAGATACGCGCATTCATTGGTAGCGACTGTGGGCGAATCCACACACCTGATGAGCGGAACATTGTAGTGGAAGACATCATTGATAAGGTAGTGGCGATACACCGCGAGTTTGTGAAAGAGGTTAGGGAACGGATAGAAAGACAAATGGAAACCATACATGGTTATGGTGGTCTTACTGATGAGTTCAAGAGCATAGAAAATCGCGCAATAAGAACCATCCTATCTTTGAACATCCTGAAATTAGAAGAAACTAACGAGAAGTAATGAAAACACCACGAGACAAAATCATAGAAGTATTGGATAGGTTTTTCCCTAGGAAAGAAGTTGTTGAATACATTGCAGATGAGGTTTTGAAAATTGTGGTTGGGGAGATAGAAAATGAGATGCCGAATGCTTGGTTTCCAAACAGCGCACTACACTTGAAAAAGAGGTACATGGAAGACATCATCACATCACTCACACAAGGCACTACTAGCACTAAAAAAGAAGAATGAACGCACAAGAAGCACGTGAAATAGTTATCCCCATAGCACCTATTGGCGAGTAATACAGTGGTGGTAAACTATTAGTTGGTAGCACACGTTCGTACATTTAATCTGTGGCGGTGCGAGTAATCTAGCAGACGAACCACAACGGGATTGCGTCCT